TGCGGCAAGTTCGTTTGTGTAATTGCGAGTGTTTGATGCTAGCGTGGCTAAATTGCCGTTGAGGTTAAACAGTTCCACTGCTGAAGCTGCGCCCGGGTCAGCGAGAAACGTCCAAAAATTATAAGGAACCGTAAATGGTCCTCGACTCGTACAACCGGGGCACAAGTCGGTGTTGGTGTTTTCGGAATAGATCAGAGGCGTGGATTCAAGTGTGCCGTAGTAACCGATGTTCGTCGTAGGTCCGATGGTCAGTGATCTAGCAGGCAGTTGGACCGTGGAACCTGTGTTGCTGTTCCAGATAAAGTTTGCGTCCCCTGTAAAGACTCCGCCATTGTTGAATTGGATTGCTGTAGAAGGAGCGCCTGGGGTGCCGCCGCCGCCCCCTGAGATGTTAGAAAGTGCAGGCGCCGCCGCTGTGAGTGTTGCGGTGATCGACTGCGATGCGCCAGAAATCGTGATTCCTGTGACCGTGAAAGTTACCGGACCTTTCCCGCCGGATGCAGGGATGCACCCAGCTGCGCAAGAAACGGTGAAGCTCCAAGTGCTTCCGCCCGGCGACAGTTGCGTATTATCCGCCAGGCGCATCGTGAAGCTGCCTGCAGTGCTTAAGCCAGTCGGTTGAGTGGGAGGGGTGTAAGCGAAGCCGCCAAGAGTGGGCGAACCGCTGATGACTAGCGCGGGCGAAATGGTTCCGTTTGCATAGGGCAGCCCATTCGGATCCGTGACCGTGCCCGAAACGGTGGTGAACTGCGCGAGCGCCGCAGAACCAGCCAGCGCGACAAACACGAAGATGGCAAGAGCCCGCCGCATCCGCTCACCCGAAAAACTTCATTGCCAGCCAGAGCGCGAGCGCGCCCACGATGGCCATTCCCAACATTCCCCCATCGCCCGGAACCGGTCCGCCGTCGCCGGTCGCTGTCGTGTCGCCGCTCGAGAGGTCCGCTAGCGTCGCACTGGTGTCCACTCCAAGTTCGCCCGCCACCGCGCTCGCGTAACTGAAAGCGTTGCCCTGTGCGTCCGTGGTGGGAGCGTGCTGGCCGAGATAGTGCGCCATGATTTGCAGGAGCGAGTAGCCCGGAAAGTCGCGCACATATTTCGAGAGTTGGTTGTAGAGCGCCTGAAATCCGGTCGCATCATCAGGGAAGATCGCGAAGCCAGCAGAGTCCTGTCCAATGGCACCAGGTTGCCCGGCGAATTTCAGATCGCCCGGATTGTGGTTTCGTGCCGGCCGCGAGCCCGCAGAGTAGAACCCCTCAAAGCGCGCGATGGCATCCGCCCAGGTTGGAATGAAATCAGGCACTTTCGTCCTCCTCGAGCTCGTAATCCTCCGCGGTGGGCAGTTCGCTCGCGTCGATTTCCTCTAGGTCCTCGATCGTCCGCCCCTCGCGCTCCGCCGTGCGAAAGTACTCGCAGCCGGATAAGTGCTCCCGCTTGTAGGTTTCGACTTCGCGCTCCGTCACCCCGAAGAATTGATGCACGACTTTGACCGTGTCATCCCCGCCGTCGATGATCGCCACCTCGAGAAGAAAGGCCATCAGTAAATGAGCTCCACTTCCGCCGCGGTGCACGGCATCACCTTCTCGCCCCTCCAGATGTGGGGATGCACGAAGAGCACATCTGTTTCCCCGTCGTCCTTCTGCGCCAAGACTTGGATCACGGTGGCCTTTGTTCCGATTTTGATTTCCGGATAGGCCGCGAACGCTACAACCGTGCGCACCTTTTGCCCGACCTTTGCTTCGCCCGGTCTCATGTCCTCATCTGCTCCGCGATCCGCTTCGCGCTCGCCAGCGCCCGGCGGCCCCAGGCATCCGCGTCCCGTTCGCAGATCCAGGCATCGCATACCGGGCAGTAGAAGCACATCTTCGGCCGTGGATCCCCGTCGTTGTACCAGCAGACCGTGCAGGTCTGCATCTGCCAATCGCTTCCCACGCAGTCATGCACCTCAAGGCTTCGGAGTTGGCGGTACTTCCGGCGGAGTCGTAGCCGGCGCGAACGTCACCGACTGCTGAAACCCGTTCGCTTTCATCCAGTCCGCGACGCGGTTTATCGTGTCCTGGTCCGCTGCCTGCGCAGAGGCGATCGCGTTCGCAATGTTCTTCTTTTCATCCGGGCCGAGATTCAGCAAGCCCTCGAGCTTCACAAACAACTCGATGCCCAGCGGACCCAGCTGCACAATCAGCGCGACAATTTCCTCGATCAATTGCGGTGTCACTTGGCACCTCCCGCGTATGGAGTCGGCGCAATCGGCTCGTACGGAGTGCGGATACTCACCGGCCCGGTAACCGCTTGCAGTGCTGCCAGCACCGAATCCGCCAGCGTGCCGATATTCGCCACATCATTCTGGAAAAGCTGTGCAGATTTCGGATTCTTCAGCCCAAGCGAAGACGGCGGAAGCGAAGTCATCGAACTCTTGACCACATCGACCAATGCCTTCACGCTTGCGATATTCGCCTGCGTCGCCTGCCCCTGCGCCAGAATTGAGGTGATCTGCTGGTGCAGCATGGCCACCTGCCCCGTCCAGTTGATGATGGGCGCCATCTCTTTCGGCGACGCGAATCCCGAAGTCACGACCGCTTCCGCACCCTTCTCGACTGCGTTGTTCGCTTCCGCAAGCGCTGCGTTATAGGTGTGAACCTTCTCCCATGGAGTGACCGCGCCGCCTGTTTTGTGAATGCACGCCGCGCTAAGTGCGAGCAGTAGAATCAGCGGTGTAATTTTTACCATTCCAGGTCTGTTTCTCATGAGCGTGTCTCCGAAGGTGGAGGTGTTGGAGGTGTTGGAGGTATGGGAACAACTTGCGCATTCGCCGGCGGTGCCAGGTCCTGCACTTCCACGCGCAGGAAGGGAAGCAAGCCGAAAGCCTGATAGAGCAGCGCATTCGCCGCATACCCGGCAATGCCGGCGATCGCATTCGACTCGAGGCCGAGGCCTGCCGTTTGAATCTTCGAAGTGACCAGCTGCATGACCCAGCCAAACAGAATCGCGCAGAAAAAAACACGTGTCGCCAGGTTGACCGCCTGCAGTTTGAGCCAGCGCAGATATCCGTCCCAGCCATAGAGCCCGTTGGCGGAAGAGCGCACGGAGTTGTAGGCTTGTGCGGCCACGAAGAGAATCCAGCCCGCGCTATAGATCAGAACGTGCACCAGGTCAGGTTTCATGTTCTTCCAGCCCTTCTTTGATCGTGTACCCTTTGCGCTTCGCCCATTCCTTCAGGTGCTCGAGAAACTCATCGTCCGTCGTGCTGATCACCCCGACGTTGTGCGTGCCGTACCAGATCGACACCACCCGATTGACCGCTTTTTTGCGCGCCATCAGAACTGCGTAAACGAAATATCCAGCAACGTTTGTGCCGTGAGTGCGCCGGTTGAAACACACAACTGCTGCCCAGGTGCCAAACGGAAAAGGCCACCAGGCCCACCAAGTAAGTGAACGATCTGTGGAGTACTTGCTGTGATGTTCAACGTATAGGCCTGCGTCGCAGCCAAACAACTGCCCGATGAACTCAAAAATTGAATCGTCCCGGTTGTCGTGGCTGCTGAAAAACTGATGGTGATCGAGCAGACATAAATACGCTGCCCTGTGATACCTGCCTGTAAATTCGTTGCAGCCGTGTTCTGCGCAATAGAGGAAGGTCCGATACCGAAATCGCACGCAATGGGCGACGCTGGACCTTGCGAATTAAGAGCAGAAGGCGAGACGCTGATCGGCGAGCCGATTCCTGCATAGGTGACGGTAGTCGTGCCACTAAGGAAGTTGCTAACTCGCACTCGTTCAGCCGGATAGTAGCCGCCAGCTTGTAGAAGATGGCATCCAGTATCACCAGGGCCAGATGGAAGCGCATAGCTGCCCGACGCCAATGTCGTTGTGCTTGATGCGCCAAAATTTCCATCTGGACTAGCTTCAAGACTGACAGTGCCCACAAATAGGTTGTTGCAGATTGTCAAAAAATGCGATGACTGACCAAGATTCGTAAGCACCGCACTCGTCGCATTGGCAGCCTGATTTGTGAACACAGTCTGTGTCGTGCTCTGCGAGGATATGTACCCGATAAACTGCGCCTCGCAACGCAAAGCGCAGATCGCATAGACCGCGACAATCAGCAGCGCGCGTACAGACTTTTTTAAGTCAACCATTCGATATCACCAGTCGGAATTCTTTCTGTAGTGCTCTCAATCAAGCTCCAGTCGTCCTCGTTCATCATGGCCGGTAGTGCGCGAAACGTAGATCCCTGCACGATCAGCACAATGGCGGAGTGTTTGTCTCCGTCGTCCTCGTTCAGGTAATCAAAGATCGCGTCTTGCTGCTTCTTGTACCAGTCGCCCACCGCGTCGCCTTCCGGAAAGGGCACGTCCGGATTGTGGAAGAACCAGTCCACCAGGTCTGCCACTTCTTTCACCGACTTGCCCGACAGAAGCCCGATGTTGATGGGCGCCAGCCGTTCATCGATCAGGTGGACTGCTTTCCGGTCCGCCGCGATGATCGCGCCCGTCTCAAAATCCCGCGGCATGGAATCGGACACCACCATCCGCACCGGTAGCCCGATCTTGTGCGCCGCTTCCAGCGCCTCGCGCTGCCCCTGATCGTCGAGCGGAACCCCCAGGTTTCCCCGGTACAGTTCCGCCTCGCCTCCGCCCTTTGCCGCATTGAGCGAAGTGTGCCCGTGCCTGATCGCCACGACCATCGCTTAGATCCACAGATCGTCGAGTTCCATGTCGCGCGGATAGAGATGCCCCAGCACGCGCGCGCCCGCCCGTTGCCCGGCGACGACCACGCCGCCGTTTGCGCCCGCGGGATTGTTGAAAATGACGACCGTCAATGTCTGGTTTTCAAAAATACGGAAGCCGGAAATTCCCACCGGTTGCGCCGGCGAGCCCAGCGAATCGACGATATTGTCGTAACTCGTCGCCCCCGGCGGAGGCGTGCCGTCGATCAGGATGCGCCACACCACATCGCCCGTGCCCGCGGTCCATCCGCCGCCCACGAAGTTGCACGCGACTTTATTAATCACACCGTTGCGGCCGATGGGCACCAGGTACGTGAGAATTATCGCCGTGGAATTGATGGCCGGCAGAAGCGTATAGGCCAGCTGATCGATGTTTTCCCAGTTGCGCGGAGGGTAGAGCCAGACGGGAAGATCGCGCGTTGATTGCGGTCCGGATTGCGAACTGGGACCAAACGGATCCACTTCCGACTGATCCACTGGCATGGGGTAGGAGTTCACCACGTCGCGCACCGTCGGAGGCTGCCCCAGGCCTGCCAGGGTGCGCGTGAGTCCGCGCTGATCTTTCGTAACCGGCCGTGGGAAACGCGAGAATCGACTTTGATAGAGACTCATCGCTGCCCCTTCTGTGGTGGTAAATTCCAGTCGTAGCCCGTGAACACGCCGCCCGGAAAGTTCCGCCCCGCTGGTTCATTGAAGCGCAGCACCGAGCCATAGAACACAATCTGCACCGTGTTTGCGACGGTTTCGAGATTCTGCACGTTGAGCAGAAGCTGTGAGTCTGGCAGATCAAAGCGATACGGCTCGCGCAGGAATACAGGACTACTGCCCCCCGCCACCGTGCCGGCGAAGTTGACTTGATTCACGTTGCGATCCGCGAAGCGCAGGCCCTTCTTTTTGTCGTAAAATTGCGCCCGGAATCCGCCGTTCACGCTGGAGGAAGAGCTTGCAGAAATCGCAATTAGGGTAAAATCGCGCTGTAAATTCACGCGGACCTGCAGGGTGCTGCGCGCATTGAGCGCCACTGTCACCGCTTCCCACGTCGGTCCGTGCCCGTCGAGCGCCGATGGCGGAAGTTTTTCCCCCAGCCGGTACGCCTGATCCTGATAGCGATGCAGAGGCAGCATGCGGGCCAGCGGATGCTGGCTTACGAATCGCAGCGTGTAGGGTTTAGCGCCGGCCATTTTCGTCGCCTGCCTTTTCTTCCTCTATCGACAAATGGTGCTCTTCTGCTTTTGCGTACCAGGGCGGGCCCAGATTTGGATCCAGGAACCGCCGCATGTACTGATGACCGTGCCGCCCCTGCTTCCACGGCCGCGGGTCATTGAAGCGCAGCACGCAGCCGTAGAGCACGATCTGCACAGTCGAGGCGACGGTATCCAGGTTCTGCACCATCACCATCAGCTGCGAATTCGGCTCATCGAAGCGATACGGCCGGCGCAGCATAAACACCGCCCCTTGTCCGCCCAGCATGTTGAAGTGCCCGAACGGCCGATCCGCGAACCGTCGCTTCTTCTTTACGTCGTAGAGCGCTGTGCGGAATCCATTCGGCCCGGTGGCGTTGCCGATCACACCTAGCAAATGAAAGTCGCGCTGCAAATTAACGCGCGCATCCTTCGTGCCGAAAGCGTTCAGCTGCATCGTGATCACTTCCCACATCGGCCCGTAGCCATCCAGGTCGCCGGACGGATGACGGAAACCGAGTTGGTAACACTGCTGGTTCGTGCGCCGCAGAGGCACCAGGTTCGATAGCTGGTTCTGCAGCACATGATCAAGCGAGTAGGGATGTGATCTCCCCGGCATGCGTCTCCCGTTAGCCGACCTTCGGCCGCGGCCACAGTTTGAAGCCCGAGAACACCAGCTGCACCGTGTTCGTCGCGCCGCTCGTGTCCGTGAAAAGCAAAGTGTAGACACGCGTTGCGGGCATGATGTAAGGCACCGCCAGCGGAAATGCCGCCGTGGCCAGCGCCGTTCCTGCCCAATTGTCCAGAAAAATGCCATTAAAGGTCGCTGGGCCAGAGGAGGCAGACGCGGTGGTTCCAATGAAATCTCTCCCGGTTGCCTGCTCTTTCATCATCACCTTGATGCGCGTATCCGTACGCGACGCGAGCACCCACCACCATTCGAAGTCCGCGTCGCTCAGGATCTGCAGTTGGTTCGGATCCTGCGTTGCGTTCCCCGGTACAGCGCGGTCGAGCACGTAGGAGAAGAATTGACGTTCGAACTGATCGTCTAAAAGGGGGTCGATGACACACCTCCATTGCGGTAGAATGCCCCGGTCCGATTTTCAAAGGTGGAGCTATGCCGCAAGAAATTGATTGGGCGAGACTCGCCGCTTATATCGACAGTGAGGGCAGCATCTTTATTCGCATCGTGAGCAGCAAGCGACAGTGGCACGAGCTGCGCATCGTCGTTGTGAACACAGATCCACGTCTCCCACTTTGGTGCAAAGAAACTTTTGGTGTTGGTTCGGTAACTTTTCGCAAAGGCAGACAAAATCGACGCGCAACACTCGAATGGCTTGTTTCTGGAAATGTCGCACGCACCTTGCTTGAAGGATGCCTTGCCTACTTCGTTATCAAACGCGATCAAGCGGAAATCGGCATCGCCTTTCAACGAACAAAGACTCGCGCATATTGCAAGCGCGGTGTACCCGCTGCGGTGCGCGAGCAACGCGACATCATGTTGCGCGAAATAAAGCGATTGAAGCACATCCCCCTCGATCACTTGTGGCCAAATTAAAGAGTGAGTGAACATCGCTCGCCTGTTCACTCCAATCTAAGTCGCGAGCGGACTACGTCGCGCATTTACAAAATTGCGCGAGCTAAGACACCTTCCAAATAGACATGAGCATTGATGCCCGTGCCGATGAACTGCGTCGCCGGCGCCGCCGCCAGCGTGGTGAATGCAGCCACACCGGAAATCGTCGGATCTAAGATCACGACGAAGTTCTGGTTTTGCTCGATCAATTGGCCCATGATGGGTTCCATGGGGTCCAGGCCCGGAATTTGCGGCATGGGGTCCGTGATCGTGGCTACGTTCTGCGCACTGGGCCAGCCGTTCGCCGTCGCCACCACGCTCGTGCCGCCAGCTGCCAGCGTCTGCGTGTTGCCGAAGGTTGCGAACGTTCCAGCCCCAGCCGGCACCTTCGAGAACAGGGATTGCCAGTAGGGTTTACCGGAAATGTCCAGTTCCACGTAGGTGGTGCCGATGAAGCTGTTCGTGTCCTGAATAGCGCAGTCAGAACGCAACACACCTGCCACCGCCTTGATGAGCAGCTTTTTCGGAGCGTCCAGCATGCCAGCCTGTACTAGGTTGGTGTGGTAGACGGTTTTCGAGAATGCCGCGCCACCGGAAGGGGTGTAGGATTGCCCGATGGGGAGCGAGAACAGTGATTGTTTCGTCACCGCGGTGGCAACCGCGACGGCGTAAAAATCATAAATCGGCTGAACTAAGTACTCCAACTGCCCCGCGACGATCGGGTTTTTGCGTAGCAGATGAGTCTTGGGACGTCCGACTTCCCGCTCCTCAATCTCCGTACACCGCGCGAAACGCGAAGCATAGCGGGATGAGAATTTTTCTTTGTTGACCATGTTTGTATTCGCCTCCTTCCAGGTCAGAATCCTTTTGCCTTTCTCACAGCAAACTTTCCAGTTCTAGCGCCAGCGCATCTCCCGCGGAACCGACCGCAGTGTCCGCGCTAAAGGCTAGTAATTCCCTGCGTAACGTGACCGGAAGCGATGGAAGCCCATTCCGGCCACGCCCGCGGGAGGGAGCGCAGGAGCGCCGCCCGGACCCGGGAAGAAGATCGTTCCCGCGCCGCGACGATACGGTCCCATGTTGGCCTGCGATGCCTGCAGGTACTGACTTGAAGCCGTGGGAACGCCGAACCAGCTCGGAGCGTACAGCCCGAGACCGATCGACTTCGCAAAGCCCGCCTGATGCAGCGCCTTGATGATGGTGGCCGTGAGCCCGCCCTTGAGCAATTCTTCGGAGGCCGAAGCCCCGCCGACGAATTTGCCCGCGAACGATGCAGCGACAGCCGCAGCACCCGTGACCGCTACGTCTGCCCATCCGCTCTGACCAACGAAGCCAGCCAGGAACAGAGAGCCGAGCGCACCAGCCGCGTTAAAAGCCGCGTCCTTCACAACGCCGCCAGACAATCCAAACGGATTGTGGCGACGCCGACGATGGTGATGCCTGTGTCTCGCCATTTCGGTATGCCTCCCTTCTCGCTCGCCTTCCGCGAAATAGCTTCGCGGCGTGTAGGCGGTCGGATTGAACACCCTTACTTCTGCCAAAGTCGTTTACCTCCGCCGTTTCCGTTTCCGGAATTGCCCCTTGCTATTCCGCGGGGGTGTCGGATTTCTCCGTCTGCGCCGCGCCGCTTTCTTCTTTCGGCGCCGTTTCTTTTTCATGGCTGCACATCCTCTGCGTCTTCCTCTGCCTCTTCGGCAGCCTCTCGCGCCTTCTCTTCCGCCGGGGTTTCTTCGCGCGCCGGCCGATCCTCCATCCTGCGATTACTTCCAGAAGGGGTCACGGTTTTCTTTGCTTGCTCCATTTCTGCCCGCACCGCATCGGCATGGTTGGTCACGATCGCTTCCGCGCGCTCCGCCGATGCTTCGTAGGCAGCCATCGCAAACAAAACCAGGGCGTCGAAATCTGCAGGACGTGTCACGAGAAAGTCCCTCCCACGAAGTAAGCGTGCATTTCGTCATCGATCAGAAGCGCCGGATATAAGCCCTCGCTTTGATCAAGCCCGCCGCGCACGCGCAGAAAATGTCCGAAGCCGTCCGTGCCCCAGGCCACGATCGACAATTCACGAATCGGATGCAGGATTCCCCACACGTGTCCGTTACGCTCCGTGATCTTGTGCTGCACGCGATCGCCGACCACTTTGCAGCCCGTAAGCAGCTGCGGGATTCGGGGAGCGACGCATCCAGAGCAGCCCTTCTCGCCCTTGGGGCAGGCTGCATTGGCGTGCGCCGGTACCCATCGCGGATCTGGAATATCAGGCAGTGCACGCATGCCTTCGGGGAGCAGCCAGTCTTTTTGATCGCGACTGCGAGCGATGAGCGGCCCGCGCTTGCCGTCCAACCAGTCGAGCGTGGTGGATTGCCAGAGCACCGTCTGCTTTTCGCTGAACGGTTTCATGGCGTCGGCCTGCCGCGACGTCATCAGCCGCTGGCGCACGGCATCCTCGAGGAGTTTTGGCCCGTCGGGGTGTCCGTAACGCGCGTGCGATTGCGAGAGTCCGCGAATGTCGCGCTGGGCTTCCCAGTGGATTGCGGTGAGTCGGCCGACGATCACGTACTCTTTGTCACGGATGCGCTGCGCCTGAATCTTCATGCGGTCAGCGACCGTGAAACTTGGCCGATCAAATATTGCGGGTGCTGCTGCCATTTTTCTTGTGACCCTCTCTTGGAGTCTCTGTACTTTGCCGGGTTCGTTGGGGTCGCAGGTCGATAACAATCGCACTCCGCGAGTCATCCAAGTGCCCGACGTTAAAACCTAATTCACAATTCCTTCCGCTCGCACGACGTACGCGCCGCCCTCGAGCAACAGACGTTTGTGTTTCGCATCGAAGAGCACGAGCGGACGCTCTCCCGTCTCCTCACCGAGTTCGTGCCGCCATTCGTCGACGTCCGGGTCAGGCACGTGTTCTTTACGCTGCTTATAGTCAATTCGCGTGGCCTGCCCTAGTTCGAACAGGCCCGCGCTTCGTTCACGTGCGCCAAAGACACCCAGGGCTAGTGTGATGTCCTGATCGCCGCCAACAAAGTACAGTTGCCGCGCCGATTCGTCCGAGACCACTTGCGCACCCTTCGGCTTAATGACTTGCACCTGTCCGCCCGCCAAGGGTTTCACGTAGAGCGCCAGGAGTTTGCCGAGCAGCGCATAATCGCCCGCCGGCATGTGGCCCTCACGGTGCACCGTCACGCGGTCAACTTCTGTGCCCGTGAAGGATTCGCGCAGCGCTTCGGCCGAAGGATTGCCCCGCGGTCCCCAGCTGTGCCGCGAACGCGGTCGCAGTGTCGCACCTTGGGGGAGGTGTGGCCCGCGGTGCCCTGGTTTGCGCGTGCACGTATAGCCGCCGATCATGGCGCCGCACGTTGCAGGATTCTGCCCGTAGACTTCGTGGAAGAGTCGGTCGAGCTTGGACTGTCCGCGCGCGCGCCGTTTCGGTCGCAGGCTGCGAATGTATACGCGATCCTCTTCCGTCTTGCGCCGCACGTTGCCCTTGAATTCCCGCCGCGATGCTGCCAATTCTTTCCTGCTGGGACGTGATGGACCGAAACCGAAGTAGGGATTTTCGCGCTTCAGCCGCGCTGCCAGCATCGCCACTTTGGAAAGTTCCGCGCCCGTCAAAGCCGCGAGACTCTTGCCCGGATAGAGCTGTGCAGCGGCAGCCAGCATGAAGCGCGAATCGTCTGTCGATCGCGAGAGTGCGGTGGGATTAACCCGGATGGTGATCGTGTCGCCCTTGTTCGCCGTGACTTCATGCGTTTGCGGGTTTGCGCCCATCACCAGCAATTCGGTGGGGTTAGCTTTAGATACCTTAGGTACCTTAGGTTTCATCTTTCGCGGGTTGGTGCGCGGCGACATCACGATGTACCGGTAGCCGTGATTCGTGGGGGTGCCTTTCACCCAGGCGCCTTTCGTTTTGCGCTCTTTGGCGACGGCGTCCTTCTTGTCCTTGAAGGCCCCATGGAACATGTAGCCGTAGCCTTCGCCCGCGTTTTTGCGCCGCTTGCTCATGCGGTTGACACCTCGCCCGACAGGGTATAAAGTGCCGCCGCACTATGAATCAGAACGCTGGAATTTTCCTGCTGATCGTGTTCGGCTTGATGGTTCTCGCCTCGATCACTGCACGACGAGACGTTATCCGTCAGCGCTTCCGATACGGGGCAGCGCTCTTCGGTTTCGGCTGTCTCGCCTACGCCGTCTCTGAGAGATACACGAACCAGCAAAACGCGCTGCTGATTGCCCTTGTCGCTGCAGTTCTGCTCAGTGCTCGCTTCCGCCCGCGCCATTCCCGCTATATCTCCCGTCGCGATCGACGGCGAGCCATTGCCGAATTCGAACGTCGCGGCGAGCGCTACGATTCCAAAAAGCACGAGATAGACCATGTGGTGCCATATTCGCGCGGAGGCGGGAACACGTCCGACAATCTGAAAGTGATCGCCAAGGCGAAGAACCGTGCCAAGTCCGATCGCTCGCCGTGGTGGGATGTGTTTGGCTAGTCTCACGCCTGCGTCTCCTGCTTCAGCGTGATTTCGTGTCCATCCGGAAATCCACTGAGCGCCCGCGACCATCCACGGCGCAACGCAGCCCATGCGAGACTCACCCCCGCGCCGCGCTCTTCCGCCGACAGCCCAAACTCTTTCGCCTTCTCGTCGGCAATCGCATCAAACATTGCGAAATCCACGAGTGGAAGATCCTCGAGGTTCGCTTCGATCAGATCAAACACGAACGCATAGGTTTTCTTCTGGCGAAACACGTGGTGCTCATGCGTGCGCACACCGTCAACTTCAACCTCACGCACCGAATGGCCCAGCGCGATGCCCTGCACCTGCTTGCCGGTATGCCACTCGGAAAGCACTTTCTTGAGTTCGTCTTGGACCAGGTCGTTCATAAAATCTTGGGCAGTACCACTACAGCAGCACCCAGAAGCGCGAGCCACCATGCATTACTCGTGAGCCAAGTTGTTAAATCCGGCGGAGGTGAACCGGAACCGCCAGGAGGAACGTTGGGCGGGACTCCGCCACCATATACACCCCCCGCACTTTGCAGGAATGCCGAGGAAGATACCGGCATCGCTCCGACAACGGTGTAATATGCGTGATCAACCATCGATCCCGCATCCGAAGGAAGCGCGTAGCCTCCGCCGGTTACCTGCAAGAGAAGCGTCACATTGAAATTCCCCAGCGTGAGCGCCCCGCCGTCGTTTTGGGAATTCGTCACCTGCAAGCCGTACATCCGCACAGCCTGACTCACCCGCGAAACGATAGTGTTCACATTCAAGGTTGGTGTTACTTGCCACACGCCTTGATAAAGCAACACGCTCCCAGGTGGCGCCCCTACTGCGTCATCGCCGAGCCCGTAGAGTTCGCCCAGCATCATCGCCGCCGCCCTCCACCGCCGCCGACCATAGAGACAAGCAGAAGCGCACCAATGCCGAAAACCGCAATGTCGGGAATCCCTTGAATGATCGTGCTCGGCATTGTTGACTTCGGAACGTTCGACGTCGGCACCGGTACCGGAACCCGCGGACTCGGCCCAGGTGGAAGATTGACCGCGATCGGAAATGTCGACTTCGCCTTGTCAGTGCAATCGCCAAACGTGCAGCTGGGGCTCGAGCAGGGAACTTGATTCTCACCCTGATCGAGACAGAGCGCTCCGCCGACTTGCTGCTCGGCATTCGAGCCGCAATCGCCGTACGTGCAGTCCGGACTCATACATGCAACCGTGTTTTGACTCTGATCCAGGCAGACAGCCATGCCCCCATGCAGCGTCCACGGTGCAAACGCGCGCGATTGTCCCAGTCCGTGCAATTTCCACCCCCCGCCCGGCTCAAACGGTCGCGACTGCCCGAGGTAGCCCGAGAGCACCGCTTCGCTCGTGTCCATTCCGTTCAGCTGCGACGCGGCCCAAGCATTCGTGTGCCCGTACGGCCGGAAGCCCGTCCGGTAGAGCCCGTGGTTGTAATTCACGTAAGAAATAGCCGTTCACCTCATCAGAAAAAACAAACCCGCCACGAGTGCTAGCGGAAGTAGCAACGAGCCGCCGCCACTCCCGCCTGCAGTTAACCCGCCGGTCAAATCAGAAAGCAACCCCGAAGCCGCACCGGCCACCGAGCCGGCAATCGTTGGCGGTGTATACGTGAGCGAATATCCGCCGCGCGAAGAAACTCCGTAACTCGACCCTGCAACGGCGCATACTTGCACCGTGCCGCCTGTCGGCGAGTTCAGCACGTTCACCGCCTGCAGCATCGACGGGTAGAGATCTTGACAACCGACACAACATGATGCCGTGCAGGATCTGTCGCACTTGTGCCCGTACGGCTCGCCGACGCACGGCCCCGCCGGATTCAATCCTTGTCCGCAGTTTGTGCCGCATCCGGATGTATCCGCCGCGCCCGGCCCTTTCGTGTAAGGACACACACTCTGCCACCAGGTCTGGTACACCTGCTGCACTAAGCTCGCCGCCTGCGAGCCGCTGATGTTCACCGATGGGTCCGAAGAATTAGCCGCTTGGAAAATCGCCTGCATGGCTGAATCCCACGCCTGCAGCGCCGACTCCACGACTTTGTTTTCTGTTTTCGCGCCCTTGACCCGCGCCGCATGCGAGGCCCAGATGCCAGCGATTGCGCCCGCGATTGCCCCGATGCCTGCGCCGATCGGTCCGCCAAAGGCGAAACCTTGCGCCGCACCCTGCGCCGCCGACGCCGCGGCCGAACAAGCGGTGCCACCGCCTTTGCAAACCGTGGCCGGACCGATGATCGTCCAGGGCCCGATCGTCCCCGGCGAAACCGCCTTCGCGCCCAGGCCGTGCAATCCCCAGCCGTCATAGAGCGGGTACGCAGGTTCGCGCACCGCTTGCGTCGCCCGCGGACGAACGCGCAGAGTCAGTGCCCCCATGTCGTAGAGCGGAACCGAAGGTGCGGCGACGGTGCTCATGCTTTTCCTAGTTTCCTAGTTTCCTAGGTCCTCAACCCATGGTTTCAGCCGGCGCAACATACGCCAAACACGCTGAAAAAATGAATGTTGGTTATAGTGGCCAGCGAAGAGAGGCGGATTAAAAAGAGAAAACTTACCGCCACACAGTGCACACGTCACAACGATTCTGGGCTTCTCCCAGCTCACCGACGGCCCCCGAACATCTTCATCGCGATCAGTGCGCCTACGCCGGCAATCGCCGCGTTCGGAATATTCACTCCGCCGATGGTGGTACTTGCCCCGAGCCAGGCCATGATGCCGCTGCCCGACGGTGCAGCGCCCGGAGGATAGCAATTGCCGGTCGAAGGATCTTGCGTGTAGCCCGTGGGACAAGTGTTGGCGGAGACCGTCGGCGAAGGTTGCGGGGAGCCCTGATCCGGTGGAAGGTACAGCGGCGACGGGTGACTCCAGTCCGCCGTGCAGTTGCCGGCCGCGTCGCGATATTGTCCGCTCGGGCAGCCCGAGGCCGTAATCGGAGCCGGTTGCGGATAGTAGGGCGGAGGAGGCTGAGGAACCGTTGGCCCCGTGCATGGTCCGCTTTCCGTATAGCAGGGGGGCCCGCTATTGCTGCGAGTTTGCCCCGGCGGACACGGCGACAGCATAAACTCAGGGCACGAATGAATGGGCCCGCCAGGTGGATTCACCGGCGCCGGCGGATTCTCCCAGCCCGGCAGGAACGACACCGGCCCGCAACCCCAGGCCGGACATGCCCGCGGCCAGCGATCAATAGGAGCCGGTCCACCGGGACTCATCACGGTGTGCGGTAAGAGGCCACGTACGATGGGATTGTCGGTGAGCGCGCCCAGTCCGCGATAATTTCCAGGGGCGAGGGCATAGCCAGCACTGCGCCGCGTTTGCACCGCGCGCACCGTGTGCACTCCGCCGCTTGCATTCGGCCGCGGCCGCATCTCCGCCGGTCCGCGATAGACATAATCGGAAACCGTCTCGCCTTCGTTCAGCGGAATTCCGCCCCAGTTATCATCCCATCCGTGCCATGGCATGCCGCCGAGTCCCGCGGGATTATCGACTGCGCGGTAAATCTCATCGTGTCCCGCAGGCCAGCCCACACCGTCGACGATATCGTCCGATGCGATGTAGCCGTGATACTGCCCGCCGATCGGCCCGCCCGGGATCCGGTAGCGCCAGCCCGGCCAGGCATTGAAGGGCGCCACAGTGTAGCCCGCGATGCCCGGCGGAACTTTTTCCAGATCATCGTGCGCGCACATCGGATGTTCCTCAAGGAAGTCAGTCCACGCTTTTTGACAGGCGGTGCTCATGAGCGCCCCCGCGTAGCCAGAAGAATCAAGCCGCCGATGAGAAGCAGGGGCATCATCCCGCCCATGCTCGCGCTAAAACCGCCCGGAATTGGGGAAGCATAGCCTGCCGGCGGAATTCCGTACCCGGGGGTGTACGAAGTCTGAAACGATCCGTAGGGGCTCGTGGTGCGCGACGGCAAACCCTTCGCCGCGGCAACGACCGCGGGCACTTCCGTCAGTCCCTGCTCAAGAATCTGACTCCAGTCGATGCCATCCTGCCCGAGCCCAGTGGACACATAGCCGTTCAAAAACGGGAATCGGCGTTTGTGTCCACTGAGATCGGTGTAGCTGTCCTCGGTGAGAGACCAGGCGCGCTTCCGGAAATAAGTGGGAGGTTCCGCGCCGAATTCGGAATCGAGCCGCGCCGCATCCATCGGCACCCAGTTGCCCGAGCCCGCCGGCGCTTCCGCTTCCACGTACACATGGGAAAACTCTTCCGGACTCTGCGCATTCGCCGAAACCGTGATCAGCCGTGCCGGATAACCGATGGCGATCGCGAGCGCCCCCAGCAGCATCGAGATGTCGTCACAGTCCCCCGCCCGAACCTTCAGCAGTTCCTGCGGTGGGTACAGTTTCTCTTTGGTAACGGGGTCTTTTGTGTACCGGATGTGTCCCTTTACCCACCGATAAAGGGCATGTAACTCCCCTAAATCGTCAAAAGCGGCCACGCCGCGCACGATTTCAATGGCTTGCCGTACGAATTGCGCATCATTCAGCGCTTCGTCGACCAGTTTGCGCATGAGCGCGACGGTTTGCGCTGTGCCTTGCTCTCCGTTCAGAAGTGGGACCCGGTAGCCGAGACCGGGAGTGGAAGACCGCTGCGAGCTCGATTGAGGTCCAATGAAAATCGGCGACACGCGCGCTCCAGGGACAACGAACCAACCAAACTAGAAGGGGAGAACAGGGGGAGAATGCGGAGACCCGGTGTTGCATCCGTGTAGCAAACACCGGGCCCGAGCTGAACTTCCCCCAGTACGCAGGCGAGAATCCCACCCCGCAGGGGGAAAGTGCAACCAAGTTGGTGTTACACCAAGCGCCGACACTAGTGTTAACACTCGAGTGTTCCCGACCCACACCAGCCAACACCACGAAAACACCATTGAGTGTCTGTGGAAAACCTGCTATAAACCTTGCGACAATCAAAACATAGGCGCGCCATCCGTGTGGTGAGCCGGAAAACAGGTAGCCGTGAAGCCTGCAACCGAGCCAGCACCGGGTGAAATCGTAGAAACCCGCACCACCAGGCGTGTAGTTCCCCTCAGCGACCCAGAAAACGGAAAAACTCCCGAACTTTGGCCGTATTTGGCCGCAATTGCGCCCCACGATTGGTCGCGACACATCGTTTATGGGTACAGAACCGAACCGGCGCCCAAAGTTCCCATTTTCAAGTGCAGTGAAACCCACTTGCAGATGCCCAACGGGCAGCGCGTACCGATCGCCGATGAGCAAGAGCTCGAGTTTGCCCTCTTGCACAATTTTGGCGGAGGCACTTTCCGCATTCTCGTGAAGCGCGGCCCGCAGATCATCACCGCCGGGAGTATTTCGATCAACGCACCCGCGCGTCCGATTACGATTTCCGCGGACGGACAGAACGGCAACGGCGGCGCCACCGTGACTCCGAGCAACGATGGTTCCTCCGCCGCCACCGTCGCCGGCCGCGCCTTCGATGCGCTCACCACCCAGGAGCGCAATCAAGCCGCCATCGGCTTCGAAGCGATGCGCACCACGGTCGATTTGAATTCAAAGCTCGCGGAAACCATTAGTCGATTGAATGGCCCGAGCAACCAGCCCCCATCCGAAATGGATCAGGCTTTCAGGATGATGCAGTTGAAGATGTTCGAGAAAATGCTCGACCGCATGGACGCGCCAGCACCATCCGGAATCGCCGGCATCGATAGCGGCATGATAGGGCGTTTCATGAGCACCGTGATCGAGCGCGGACTAAATCCACCCGTGGCGTCCAATGGTGGCTCAGTCTCAGGCGTCGCCGCCATCGCAGGCGTGTTACCCCAAGTGCTGAGCTACGGAGCCCAGATCGCCGCCGAAGTCCGCATGAAAGCGGAAGCCGAGCGCGACACGGTGATCGCCGCCCGCAGCCCGCAGCCACCTCAGATGCAAGCCCAGCCACCCCAGCCGCGCCCCCAGGTTCTGCCCCCATCCGCACCCGCACCAGCACCCAATTCAAACGGAGCGAACAACATGGGCGCCCCATCCATTGAATTCATCGAAACCCGCATTATCCAGATCCTGCAGCAGCCCATCTCCGCCGACGAAGCCGCCGACGCGGTGCTGATGTATCTCCACACCACCGACGGGCCCGAAGTAAAAAAGGGCGACGGCTCTGTCGAGCAGCTCGCGAAACTAGGCGAAAACGGCCTTGTGCAACTCTTCCAGTTTCGCCCGAAACTGAAGCCCGCCACCGGGAACATGCCGCGCCTGCTTGAATTTATCCGCGCATTCTTAAAGCTCTACGCCGAAGATCAGGAAGGCGAGCAGCAACCGCCGACGGCACCACCGCTGGCGAACTGAGGTGCGTGAGTGATCTGCTTGCTTGCCTTGCTCATCGGGCTGGCGCTTGGAACGCTGTATGGAATTTCGGTCGGTCGGAAATTACCGCCGCCGTGAGAAGATGAGCACGTGAGAACGCCATGGCCACCGCGCGCCGCACTGTCGACGCCACCGTCCGACCCAGCGAAGAGATTCGCTTGGCCCAGGATCTGCTGCGCTCGATTCTGCTGGCCGAAGATCTGCGCGATGATCCACTGATGCTCGAGGCCGTTGTCGTCCGGCTTGGTGAGCTCGAGATGGAGATGGGCGAACTGGCCGGTAAGCAGCAGATGTTTGAAGCGTGGACTAAATGATGCTTCGCCGCAAAGTCGGACTCGGGATGCTCGGCGCACTAATTGTGACGTTTGCTGTTGCTTGCGCATTGGTAGAGCCTAAGCCGGTTCTGATTTTTGAGGGTGCGATCGTGTACTGTTTGATTGCGGCCTATCTGATTGTGTCAGGTGAAAGCAAATCCTAGCGAGGAGAGGAGGTCGCGGAGATCAGCCAGGGCAGGGAAGAGCCCCGCCGAAGCGAGGCTCTTGGGGCGTCAAGTCGAATCGATTCACGAAGAACTGTTCCGCATTCTAGCATGTTGAAAAAGCAACGGGTTGTTATATGCATTCATTGCGGCGCGAAAGTGAAGGATGAAGAAAAGGCACGGGTGCGCCACCGAAAGAAATGCGCGAAGAAAAAGGGGCAAGTACTTTCGTAATCAAGGAACTACCCGATTGTGCCCTTGCGCACTGTACGATACAGATGTATGTGCTATGCCGAAAAACTCCCCCAATCCGCCGACCATGCTGTCCGATCCCGGATGGCTCCGCAGCATCGACCGATTCATTGAGCGCGTGAGCCGCATCGCCGACTCCCACATGAAGCGGAAGCCGCGCCGAATGGACCGCAAAGCGCTGCCCAAATCCGCCTAGTCTGTGAATTTCCCCGTACCTGTGGAAATGCCGCGCAAAACGGTACCTATTCGGCTGCGCCCTTAAGTACTTACGATTTTCGTTGACATTCCGCGCGCCCGCGCCTATAAGTACTTACGTTATGGCGAAGGCTCCGAGAAAAGAAAAGACAAAATGCGCCGCCAGAGATTGCGACGTGATGTTTGTGCCCCGCGTGAAGGGGCAGAAGTTCCATTCCCGCAAATGCAATGACCGCGAAGCCCAGCGGATCTACCGCGAACGTCACCCACAGCAGCAGGCGGAAGGGGCAACCGCATGACGCCGTCAGAAAAAAGAGTCGCGTACGATCTGCGTAGAGCGGGATGGCGTGTTCTAAAGCGCGGCTGGCCAGACTTTCTTTGTATTCGCAGTTTTTTTGGAGATGAGCCAGAGGTTGTTGCTGTAGAGGTGAAATCTCCAAACCAGAAGCCGACGCTAGCTCAGCAGAGAATGCACCGAGTGCTCCTGAAAGCTGGCGTGAAAACGTACGTCTATCATTGCGACGATCCTACGGTGCCGAACCGCAGCCTCAGCTTCCGCTTCACGGAAGAAGATATCGCGATTATCACCGCCCTCCGCGACAAGATGAATTTGTCTGTGACGGAAGTTCTCCGCGCCGCCGTCCGCGCACTCGCAGCCAAGGAAGGCGTCACCGCGTGATGGCATGGGGCACATCGCGGCCGGATGTAACATGTGACACCCCGTCACAATGTCCGATAACAGGTATTGCAACTAGCCTGTTATCAACTACATACAAAAAAGCCATCAGCTTATGTAAAGTAAGCCTGATTCCGCGCCTGATTGTCTGGTTACTGGCCTCTGCGCTTTTTCCGCTTTCCGTAACAGCCACCGTCCTGTCGTTTCGAATTGAGGTTCTAGGGTGTACAACCTACGCCGCGCTTCCTGCAGAGCGCAGCATGCCTCTGTCCGAGCGCGTCCTCGTTCGCCTGGAAACGGCCGAGCGCAAAGAATCCGACCCGTGGCTGCGCGACGACATCCGCATCGCGTGGATCACCGTCCTATACGCCTCCCGCGGCAATCCCCAGCCGCACATCGACGCTACGTACCAAGTTCTAGGCATTCATCCCGATAAAGTTTGGCCGGCGATCTGCGCACGACGCGCAGCGCTGCTCGGTTCCGCATCCTCCCCCAAAAAACCATGCGCCGGCACAAAAGCCGAGCGCAGAGAGAAGGCTGCGTGAAAGTCATTGCCGTGCTTTTGTTCGCGATAACCGCGTCGCTTTGCTGGGGGCAGGAGACTCCAAGGACCGACCGCGCTCTGCTGGCGATCGACGGCGCCGCCAAAGTCGCTGATTTTTACTTCACTACCCACAACGCCGCATTCCAGACGGTCTGCAAAACGAACACGCCGTGGGGCAGCTACTGCTATTCCGGAAGCGGGGGAGAGTCGAACCCCATCGCGCGTCCATTCGTGACGCACGGCCGACCGCTCGCCGCCGGCTACTTCGTCGGCTGCTTTGTGCTGGATGCTGTGCTGTCGCACGAGTTCCGCAAACACGGGCACCCTAGGATGGCGCGCGCCGTCCTGCTCTTTGGAATTGCTGATAACGGCATCGCCGCGGCCATGTCCGCGCATGGGCGTGTGCAATGAAAGAAAAGAAAGTCTTGAGCCGAAGATTCCTGCCCACGCAGCTACCGGTGAGCTTCACTGCGTTGACATATCTCTTCCTCGACAAGTTTCATGCGGCTGGATGGATCAAGGGAGCATGTTGGACGTTCATGGGCTTAATTTGGATCGCTGTCGTTGTCGGCATTTGGTACGAAAAACATTCGTCGCCGCAGGAACTTTTCAAGTCGGAATCCGGCGAGGTGCAACCATGACCGCCGACGAAATCCGCAAAATATGCAGCCTTGGCCCGCGTAAGTGGTGGCATTCGTTTGGCCTGACTGGCCGCATGCAAGCGTTTTGCCTGATGGAAATCGCCGCACAGCTCGCTGAACTAAATGAGCGACTGAAGCCCTTAGACATTCGCGACCGCACATTCGAATACCCGGAAGGCCGTCCATGAGCGAGCCCACCTTACGCATTGTGCCCATAACTTTTCGCGACGCAGCAGAATTCGTGGCGCGTTTTCATCGGCACCACGAACCGCCAAGAGGCGCGAAATTCTCTCTCGGAGTCGAAACCGAGGATGGTGAACTTCACGGCGTGATCATCGTGGGCAGGCCAATCGCTAGGGCTTTCGATGATCGGCAAACTGCCGAAGTCACGCGCAGTTGCACTGATGGCACAAAGAACGCGAATTCTTGTCTCTATGCCGCCGCATGGCGCGTTTGTCGAGCAATGGGCTACGCGCGACTCATCACCTACACGCAAGAGGGCGAAACCGGTGTAAGTCTCAAAGCGGCCGGATGGAAAGTTGTCGCCCAGCGCGAGGCCCGCAAAAGCTGGAAAGAAAGCAGCGTAAAACTTGCCGCACTTCGAGACCCAATCGGCAATGGCGGAATTGCCCGCACTCTCTGGGAGGTTGCATGAGCGAGCCCACCTACACCATCACCCTCACCGAATCCGAGCGCACCGCCATGGCAGCCGCGCTCGGCACGTTTGTGAGCAAGTTGACGAATTGTCGCGTACAGATCGAGGCGCCCACAGGTGGCACCCAAGCCGCCCGTGCGCTTCTTTCGCCGTCGACAGCGCCCCCGGCGGCCGCGCCTGCTGCATCCCCCATCGAGCAGCGCGACCGCTGGGCCAGGGACAGGAAAGGCCACGAAGTGCCATGGCCCGCCGGATGCGCCGAGCGCGAAGTCGCCATCTGGAAAACCCAGCAATACCCGAAATATCTGAAAGTCACCTGGGCAGCAGCCGGGCCGAACGCCAACGGATTCATTGACGCCAACTGCTTCGACGAGAAGCTCTGGCCATGGCTCATCAAGCAATCCGGCCAACTGACCACGCTCTATGTGGTGCCCGCGAAGGAAGGCAAGTACCTGAACGTCATCGGGGTGCGAGCATGAAAGACGCGCTGCAGCGCTTCACCGTCATCATCTTGTCGCTGGACTTGGCCCTAAACGAGTGGTTCTACAGCCCGCACAAGTGGCACGTGGTTTTGCCGCTGACCATCATCGCGGCGCAATGCGGCATCCTCGTGCTGGAAAAGGGGCAGCCATGATTGAGAAGGCCGGAAAGATCGCGTTTGTCATGGCGCTGGGATTCATTACGGCACTTTTCTGCGTTGTCCTGTGGGCCATTCTCGAGCACGGAGTGCAATAAAAATCTAGGAGGCTACCGTTGAGCCAACTACTTCGCGACTTAGAAATCGATGCCGCCTGCTTCGAATTCCTTGCCAAGCGCATGGTGCAGCTGGGCGGGCGCATCTTGCAGCTGGGCGGAACCCGACCACCCCAACCCATCGTGCAACTGCTCGACGCACCGCCCGACCCGGACGAGGATCCGGACTGGGACGAACTAACCGCGCGCGGAGAGACCATCATCGAGCGCACCAACCGCGTGATTGCACGGATGGGACTATGAGCGGAATTGTTTCGTGGGGCCACACTCGAGACGGCTGCAGACTTCCGGCGCATAGCGCAGAGGAGTGGAATCGCATCATCGTCGCCTGTGGATTTCGCTGTTTCTATTGCGCGGAAATCTTAGCCGAGGACAAAACCACGAAAGACCATCTCGTCCCACTTATCCGCAGGGGTTGCGCCTGCCGTGGAAATCTTGTGGCTTCCTGCCTGCGCTGCAACTCCATGAAAAAGAAACTCACTGTGTACGAATTCCTTCGGATGAAACCAGCGCTTGTGGAAACGACCGGAGAGTTTTACACCACGGTTATTTCTTTAGGGGCGCTTTGCGATCCGGACAACGATCCACTCCTGAGGGAAATCCGCCGCATGTCGGAATACAAAGGATTTCCCGCGATGCCGCCATGTCGTGAGCCAGAGCGTTCGACGTGGGCGTGGAGGAATCCGGCATGACCGACCGACTCCTCACCACCCGCGAGGTCTGCCAACGTTTAGGCGTCTGCATCCGGACGCTGCAGGTCCTGCGCGCCAACCGAAAGATTGCCTACCTGCGCTTCGGGCACCGCTCCATCCGCTTCCGCGAGGAAGCCGTCGCCGACTTCATCCAGCGCCGCGAGAAAGCCGTGCAATTTGCCGAGGTGAACCAGTGAAGTGGATTGAATCTCCAGATCACAGCCTTGGCTGGATTGAATGGTTTTTCGTTGAGGACGAAAGCGGAGAAATCCAGGCCAGCGTGCAGCAGCACGGCCCCAAGACCGTCTGGATTACCTCTTCACATGGCGCCATATTCGGAGAATTCCTCACGAAAGAGCAAGCGATGAAACGCGCCGAAGAAGTCGCCCAAAAGAGGATGAAGAAATGAGCCGTCCTAAAACACCCGTACCGCTCGTCGATAAGATCGCCCAGGCCTTCAAAGCCGTGGGCAAGCTGCAGCGCAACGGCACCAACACGAAGCGCCGTTACAAGTGGACCCGCGCCACTGACGTATTCGAAGCCGTGCGCCTCGAATTCTTCGACCGCGGCGTGCTGGTAATCCACGACGAAGGCACCCCGGAATATGTCGCCGTCGCGCAATCGAACGGAGGCGAACAGATCACCGAATGCCGCCTGCCCGTAAAGTACTCATTCAAAGATGCCACCGGAGAAATCGGCCCGTTCACGGTAAACGGAATCGGCCGCGACGTTGAGGACAAAGCACTCTACAAAGCCCAGACCGGCGCACAGAAAGCCCTCCTGAAGCGCTTCGGACTCATGGCCGAAAAAGTCGACGATCCGGAATGGGACGGCAGTCAGGCACCCGCCGGCGAAACCTTGGACGACGCCGCGCCCATGCGCACCCCGCGGAAAGAAAAGCCGCTCGCCGCCTACCAGATCGACAACATCCGCGAAGCCATGGCCAACACGGGCAAAACGGAGGAGCAGCTGTCGCAGGCTGTCGCCGGCATCGGACACGCCGCCGAGCTCGCCCAGATGAAGCAGAAGTATTTCAAGGAATTGTTTAAGTGGGCATCGGACGGCCGCGGAACCGTCGCGCCCCCAAAACCCCAGGCCGTCCCAGCCCAGCCAGCGCTACCGCTGCGGGCGGCCCCGCCCGTGGAGATGCGCATCGGGAACAAGACCGTGGAGTTTCAGCCGAAGGATAAGCCGTACGCGATTTAAGAGGATGCCGACGATGAGTGACGCCGAAAAGCGCTCCGTTCACACCGACGCGTTGGCGACATTGGGCACGATCATCAGCGCGCAGGAGAAGCGCGACGCGATTCATTTGGCCGTAGAGCCAACCGTCGCCGCGGAAAAACTTTACCCAGGTCAAGACGTAGGAGTGGACGGAACACGGAACAATCCCGTTGGCATCGTGGATCCGTTCCTGAAATCCGCAGTTCTACCAGGTGACCGTTTTTGGCTAGTCGTGTACCCGCGCCAAATCAACTCACTGCGGCATGTGTGGACTCATCCCGCATTCCCGGACGAGCCAGGCCGGTGGAGCGTCAAGTCTAAAGCTCAATCAGAGGAGTGGCTGCGCGACTTTATCGCCCGATCCGACTGCCCAGATTACGACATCGTAATTGCAGCCGCAGCCGGTGAACCGATTCAAGCTCTGGCTTCCTACGGCGGCACACCTTACAGCAACGATGGTGAGTACCTGCACTTTGAAGGAAGGGATGCTCACGGAGAGATTCCGCCGGAATTCTGGGAGCACATGGAAGTGGTCACAGGCAAGAAGATGATCGCCCGTGCCTCATATTTTTCGTGCAGTTGTTAGCACACGCAAGTTCCGAGGGTGGGGACAGCAGTTAGCCATATTCAGGAAGTCGTTTTGATTCCTCGCGAAGCGATTGAAACGACCCGGCAACAATGCTCCCCACCCCGGAAAGGATAGCAGGACATCATGAACAAGACGTCAATCGAATGGACGGACTTTACGTGGAACCCGATCCGCGCCGCACTTAAAGGCTATCAGTCGCCAGAAGATGCAAAACGGACGATCCGCAAAGGCACGTTCTGCACCCGCATATCGCCGGGATGCACACACTGTTACGCCTCCGTCATCAACAAGCGATTTGGCAACGGACTCGAGTACACCGTCCCAAACCTCAAGCACATCGAATTCTTCATTGACGAGAAGATCCTCGAGGAACCGCTGCGCCGCACGAAACCCGCGCGCATCTTCGTGGGTGACATGTTCGATTTATTCCATGAGGCTATAGGCCCGTTCCTAATCGCAACCGTGCTCGACGTGATGGTGCGCTGCCCCCAGCACACGTTCCAGCTGCTCACGAAGCGCGCCGCTCGCATGCAGGAAATACTACTGTTTACATTTACCCCAGGTCCGCCGCCGCCACACATTTGGTGCGGCGTGTCCGTCGAAGATCGGAAGCGCGCGCTTGAGCGCATCCCGCGCCTGCAAGAAACCCCTGCCGCTGTCCGCTTCCTAAGCGTAGAGCCGCAACTCGAGCACATCGACCTAGGCCACGACACGCCAGAGGTGGGATGGATTTCCTACCTAACGGGCTTCGATGGATGCGACCCGGTAATTCCCGGAATCGATTGGGTCATCTGTGGCGGAGAGTCCGGACCAGGTGCGCGCCCGTTCAATCTGGCATGGGCGGAATCACTGCTCGAGCAGTGCCACGCCGCGGATGTGCCGTTCTTTATGAAGCAACTCGGCAGTAATTCCTACTGGAAAACCGAGGCCCGGGAAAAGTTGATATCGAGTGGAGGATCAGACGGATTCACGCGGCAGAGTGTGCGCGATCGCAAGGGCGGAGATCCTGCCGAGTGGCCGGAAGCACTGCGCGTCCGCGAGTTCCCCAGCCAGAAAGCCGAGGTTGTGAGCGCATGAGGCGGAGTGACAACGAATGGACAGGGGCGATTGAGCGTTGGGTGCGCACTCAGGTCCCTTTAGCTGATCTTCTCGCCCTAGTCGCCGAAGCGACCCGCGAACTCTGCGCCAAATACCCAGACTTCGAGTGCCACAACGGCGCCACCAACAATTGGCGAGTGGCGGACAAAGTTGCGGAGTACATAAAGGCGAACTACCCATGAAGTTCAAGGATCCGCGCAGCAAAGTCTTGTGGCGCACCGGACGAGTCAAACTCCGCGGCCAGGACAAGACCGATCTGCGCCGCGCCGTCTACAACCGGTCAGGGGGACGCTGTGAAGAAATCCGAAACGGAAAGCGCTGCAACCGATTCGCGGGATGGGATGGGCTCAAGCACGGGGAACTCTCCCACAAAAAGCACGGAGCTAATCGAGATGACACGAGCGCCGGAGTCTTATGGAGTTGCCAGGAGTGCCACCGAGCCCGCCACCCCGGCCCGCAGTTTGCCCCTCAGCGACGAAGAGCGCAAGAGGCTGTTCCGGATCGCGCGCGATCGGGCGAACCGCTTCATGGTTAGCGCCGTGGACGTCGATTTTTTGCTGGATGTGATTGTGAGGCTCAGCCGATGAAGATTTTTGGATGGATCACTCTCGCGATTTGTTTGGTGCTCACCGTTTGGGGCATTTCGGCAGAGGTTTTCGCCGACTTTGAATACGAGAATTCAATCGGCAGCTAGATGGGACGACTGAGCCGTGAACCTTCCCCTCAGTCGCGACCGCTGGCCCGCCAGATGGCTGGAATTGTGGAGCGAACGCGCCGCGATCATCGAATTTATGGGGAACCTTAGCAGGGAAACGGCCGAATGGAGAGCCGAGCAAGACATCCGCAGAGTAGCCGCACGAGAGGAGCACACCGCATGAGATCCGACAGCATCACACTCGCAATTTTTGAGAAGTACGCCCCGGAAGAGCTCACCACCACCGCGCAGCAGATGGCGCAAGCGATCAGCGACCTAGAAGGCGTAGAAACCGAGAAGAAAGTCTCCGATGCCGCTTTCAATGAGCGCATAAAAAAACTCTCGGCCGATGTCGCGAGCCACGCCAAGCGCTACAACAAGGGCGGAGAAACCGCACAAATCGGCTGCGACATCCGCTACGACCATCCCGAGCCCGGCAAGAAATCCTATTTCCGGATGGACCGCAACGAACTGGTAGAAACCCACGACATGTCATGGGAAGAGAAGCAGGAAACGATTCAGTTTCCGCTCGCCGAGTCGACGGCGCCAGAGCCCAGCGTAAGCGACCTGAGCGCCGCAAACCTCGAGAAACTCGCCGAAGAACCAGCACCTGCGCCGGAGAAGTGCCAGGAGGAAGTGACGCGCCTCTGCCCATTCCCCGGATGCACACTCTTCGTCGACCATGATGGTGACCACGATCTGATTCCGAAAGCAGCGACGCCGGAAGAGCCACCGAAGCCCAAGCGCAAGGCCCGCGCCATCCTGCCCGACCCGCGCAAGCCCACGGACCCGCCGCCGGGGGTGCAGCCGTGAGCCCGCTGATAGCCGCACTCGGACAGCTCTTTGCCTTTCTCATCGCCGCGGCTGCCTTCGCACTGGGAAGAGCCATTGGCATCGAGACCGGGAGGTATCGCGCGCAGGAAGAACTCATACGCAATCAGCCGACCGAAGAAGATCGCGAACTGACAGAACTCCGGAAAATGGCAGGAATGAAGTGAAAAGAGCCCGCCAGCGCAGCCCGCGCGACGCCTTGCTCCTCGCCCTGCATGTCGAAATTGTGCGCAGCACGCACGAGTTATACGAACTGCGAGACCTACTGGAAAGCCACAAGTATGGACTATTGCGACGATCCGCACTTAGACGACCCGAGCACGCTACAAATCGGGAAGACGTGGAACGGGCTGGCCATCTTGATTCAACTGAATGAGCGCGCCCACGATCCGCAGACCGAGCTCCTGCGCGAATTCCTGCGCCAGCATGAAGATTCGGAACTCGTGCTCGTGCCAACCGGTGGTTACTCAAATTATCCCGGTGGGGCCAGCTTGGGCTATTTCGAAATCCGCAAAGCGCACACACCCAAGCGCCCATGGTGGCGGAGGATTCTCGGATGATAGTCAGAGAAGGGGGAAGATGAAATACCTCGTAACCTACACACGGCAATACACAATCGAGATTGATGCGCTCTCCGCAGGCGACGCTAAGAAACTAGCCAACCTGGTGCCTGCCGACGATTGGGAACTCTCCAAGTCATCTATGGTGGCCGAAAGCCGCGCAGAGCGCCATTCTGCCAAGGAACCACGCCCGTGAAAGCCTTTCTCTATGCTCGAGTGTCGACCAGTGACAAGGGGCAGGAAGTAGAGAACCAGCTTGCCCAGCTGCGCGAATTCGCCCGGCGCCAGGGATGGGAGCTCGTACACGAGTACATCGACAAAGTAACCGGATCCAAAGCAGACCGGCCGGAACTGCAGGCGATGTTTCTGGCCTGCAGCCAGGGCAAGGCCGACGTCGTGCTCTTTTGGGCTCTCGATCGATTCACGCGTGAAGGCGCCTACGAAACCCTGCGCTATCTCAATTTGCTCACGTCGTACGGTGTCGGGTTTCGCAGCTACACCGAGCAGTACCTCGACACATGCGGGCTCTTTAAGGATGCCGTCATAGGAATTCTGGCCACGATCGCCAAGCAAGAGCGCATCCGGCTGGGGGAAAGAGTTCGCGCCGGCATGGCCAGAGCCAGAGAGCAGGGCAAGCGGTTCGGGCGGCCCGTGATCCAGGCCGATCATGTTCAGATCGTAGTGTTGCGGACGCGCGGCTACTCCCTGCGCGAGATTGCCAAGCGGGTCGGAGTCTCAGAGGCTAGTGTCCGACGCGTGCTTAAATCGCCCCCTAGCCTGCGTCAAAAAGGTATAGAAAAGTAGGTGAGTTTTGCACAGGTTTTACGCGGGTCCGAAAAACCGGAAACGATGCGCCTTTAGGAGGTCTTTTTGACGCAGGTACCAGCGCGACCAGTCCTCAGGTATCACGGAGGCAAATTTCGACTCGCGCCCAAGCTGCTCGCAATCTTCCCACCTCACCGCGTCTATACCGAGGTGTTCGGCGGAGGCGGAAGCGTCTTGATGATGAAGCCCAGGACCTACAGCGAACTCTACAACGACCTCGATCGCGAAGTCGTGAACGTGTTCCGCGTCCTGCAGAACCGAGTGAAGGCGAAACACCTCGAGGCGCTTTTGCGGGTGACTCCGTTCTCCCGCGAGGAATTCGACTTGAGTTATATGCCAGGCGCCACCGACGTCGAGCGAGCCCGCCGCACCATCATTCGCTCATTCATGGGTTTCGGTTCTGACTCCATTTCGCGCCTGAAGGCGACCCGCGCCGGTTTTAACACTCGCATCTCGTCCACGATGTCGACCGGGTTTCGCTACAACGCAAACCGATCCGGCACGACGGCCGCGACGGACTGGAGGAACTACCCAAACTACATTTCCACATTTGTCGATCGCCTGCAGGGTGTCACGATAGAAAATCGCAACGCACTCGAAATTTTACCCAAAGTGGACCGTCACGACGCGCTGCATTATGTGGATCCACCCTATCCAATGAGCACCAGGCGAACCGGCAACGGATCCACACCGGAGCATCGCTACCGCTGGGAGATGAACGACGAGGACCACCGCCAGCTCGCGGAATGCCTAAAAGATCTCGCCGGCATGGTTATCATTTCCAGCTACCCAAGCGAGTTGTACGACGAACTCTTCCGCGGATGGCGCAAGATGTCGTGGACCGCGGGCAACCTATGCAGTGCCAACACGAACGCGCAAACCCGCACAGAAGTCGTTTGGATGAATGCGCAGGCCTGCAAACACACGCCGCAGCGACTGTTTGAGCACGCGGAGATGTTCGCGTGATCCATCTCGGCTTTGAATCCGGTACCGGGAACCCCGTGCACCTCCCGGTAGGCCACATGGTAATCGTGGGTCAAACCCAGCGCGCCGGAAAGACAACCGCCCTCGAGGCCTGCGCCTCCCGCTCCGATTCGAAGTGCATTGCCTTCCTCACCAAGCGCGGCGAAGGTTCCTTCCGCCTGTCGCGCGAGCTTCCACCTTATTACGAGGACCATGTCGACTGGCGCACGGTGCGGACCCTCTGCGAAGCGCTCACGGAGGAGCGCTGGGACAAGTTCCAGCGGCAGTGCCTGCGATCCGTTTGTCGTGCCGGCCAGGCCGGGCGGCCCGGCTCCAAGCTCTTTGCAGAGTGGCCGCGGCCCGACACGCTCGAGGACGTGGTGAAGAATGTCAGCATCGCCCTCGCGAAAGCGACTGGACAGCGCGAAATGATCTTCGGCGAAATTCAGGACGATCTGAAAACCGCTATCGAAGAGCTCGCAAAACTCAAAACCAGTTCCGCCAAACCAGATCTGGAATTCGGCTTGAACGTGATCGACCTGGAGCGCTACGAGTTCCACATCCAATCGCTCATTGTGCGATCCGTGATCCGGTGGGTGCACCAGCACAGCTTTCGCACGATCGTGGCCATGCCAGAGGCGTGGAGGTTTGCGCCGGCGCAGCGCCGATCGCCAGTGCGCGACGCCGCGGAAGAGTTCATCCGCCAGGGAGCCGCGCTCGAGAATTTCCTCTGGATTGACTCCCAGAACATTTCCGGCATCAGTGCGGTACTGCTGAGCCAGATCCGGGTGTGGTTGTTTGGTGTGCAGCGCCTGCGCTCGGAAATCGAAAAGACATTGGACGCCATCCCCGAAAATCTTTATCCGCGGCCGTCGAGATCAGATATCGCGACGCTGGGGAAAGGCGAATTTATTGTGTGCTTCGATCAGGAGATGTTCAAAACCTACGTGTGGCCGGCATGGATGCGCAGCGCGTTGCACGCGGAGGCGATAGCCCGCGGCGAGGAATCCGTGGACAGCGCCCGGGCGATCGTGCAAGAGTTTGACCGAGAGCGCGGAGAGGCGAAACCGTGAGCACCCCCAATAAGTACCAGCCCGACGTAAACATCCCCATCCCCATCCCCTGCTGCCCTCACTGCGGCAAGGAGCTCCCCGCCGTCATCGCCTTCCAGTGGCCCACGCCCCACTCGATGACGTTTGCCGTGGCGTGCTCGCACGAGGAGTGCCGCAAGATCTTGACCATGCAGATTGTTTTCATTCCGGACGAGGTCGAAGCGCCACGCATCTCGCGGCCGAGCTAGGTCACCACTACTTTAGTGTGAGCTGGGCCATGTAGAAAGTGGCCGATGGACTGGTGACGGTGTTTTTGTTGTCACCTGTCCAGAAGATGTCGGCCAGTCCGTCACTAGTTTGCACGCCCGGCGGTATGTTGGTCGTGATGGTAGCCACCACGACGCCATCGATCAGAAATTGAATGGCAGTCCCCGTCAGGTTGTTCGTCATTTCGAAGATGTGAAAGTTTGTGTCCGCTGTCACCGATGTGTCGACGATTGTCGAGCTTCCGCCAGCGGTAACGGTGACCGCTTTCCAGGTGGTGTCCGTTCCGCTTGAGAAGCGGAATCCAATCGTGTTGCTGGCGGGTGTGTCCGTGGCAAACTTCGTGGTGTTCAGGATGTTGACGCTGTTTGTCCCTAGCCCACTGCCAATGTTCCAGGTGGCCAGCCCAAGCCAATATCGGGCATTGGTAAGCGATCCAATCGAGAATTGTGTGGTGTAGTGATTCCAGCCGACGATAGGGAAGAGTGAGTTGTTGCCATTTTGGCCGCAGTCCATCCCGACCACGGTGGAAGTGGAAGCAGCCGGGGTGATGAAATAAGTGATCCCCGCGCGCCTCGTAGCGGTCGGGAGTACCTGAGTGCTGCCTGTGCCTGTCGCAAATCCGATATTGCCGGGACAGACCGAACCGAAGCCAACCGGACCGCCTTGCGCGATCTGGTAGATGGCATTGATTTCGGGCACCGTCACGGCCGTGATTGAGCCGCTCGAGCCAAAGTTCGCCGTCAGTGCCAGCGCCGCCGCGGTCAAAGTTACGCCGATATCCTGCGAAGAGCTCGAAATGGTTACCCCTGTGACATCGAAGCAGACCGGCCCTTTGCCGAAGTCGGGCGCCACCGTCCCAACCGCCGAACACACATGGAAGCTCCACGTGCTACCCCCGGGAGAGAGCACGGTGTTGTCGCCCAGGCGCAGGGTGAATTTTCCGCTGCGATCGAGGCCTGTGGGTTGCGTTGGCGGACTGTAAGCGAAGCCGCTCAGCGTGGGAGAGCCGCTCGAGACCAGCGTAGATGAGATGGTGCCCTGCGCATAGGGCAGGCCGTTGGGGTCTGTGACGGTGCCGGTTACGGTGGTGAATTGTGCCGCAGCTGGCAGCACCAAAAGAGCAAGCAACACGAGATGGCGAAAGAATCTCATTTCGGAGGCGTCGGCGGATTGGCGCTACCTTTACCCTCAATGGGCGCAGCATCTTTCAGTGCACTTCCAGGAATAGGACGTACAGGAACCGCTGAGAATTCGAGAGTCATGAAATCTAAGGACCACTTGCTTTGATCTACGTCCTTCATCCTCTCCTGTACTTTTTGTTGGTATCGTTCGTTTGCCTGTTGCATGCGCAGAAGGTACGGCTGCGCCTCAGCCGCTCTGATCGCTGCATCGCGTTGCAGTGTCAAAAGTTCGATTTTTTGATCCTGCGTCAGGACAGGCGGTGAGTTGTCCTCTTTCTTGTCTTTGGCGAAGAGAAGAGAGGAGGAGCAGAGCGCAATAGAGAGAAGAATCGTATTTTTCATCAGCTCAACTCTAAAACTTTTTCAAATCGCCCAACAGTGATAATCGATCCAGTAGGCCGTTGAAGTTGCCAGAGGAGTCGGAACAGCAATCGTATTTGCTCCCGTTGCGGCAGGCTGATTGGTCCACGTGAATAAGTCGGAGGTTGTGCCCGGCGTCTTGTTTTTCATGACAGGAAGTCCAGCCCAAGTTCCAGCCCCGCCATCGTTAGCCATGAAGACGCACGACGAAGCATGGACTGCGAATGTTGTGCCCGCCGAGAATGTAAGCGTGATCGTTCCTGTGCCTGCCGGTGCCCCCGTCCCAGTCGTTGCGATGATTGTTCCGGCAGCATCACTTGAACCCTGACCGAAGGCGCAGGATGGGCTCGTGCCGCCGCCCGAGGTAAACGTGCATGTAGGAGTGAGAGAACCTGTTCGGACGCGAGAAGTGTCCATGGTGCCAGCGGTGCTGCCCAACGCCCCTGAGCCGACATTCAAAATTGCCCCAGCGGATCGAGATAGGGACAAGTCCCGACTCCCAACCGCCCCACTGGAAAATCCAAATCCATCCCCTGCCAGCATTGTTTGACCGAACGAGAAATCAGTGATGGCAGAATCCGTGCCTTGAATCGTTGTGATTATCGAACTGGAACCATAGAAACCGTTGTTGGTTGCGCCCAGTTGCAGTGTAAGTGCAGCATTCGAGCCCACGTGATTTATGAAGAGGCTTCCCGTTCCTCCCGATCCCAACACCTCATTGGCGACAGTAACCGTTCCACTCCCAAAATTGCTGTTGCCATCGGTCACATTGATAGCTAGCACGTTTGGATTGTGGACCGCGTTGAAAGCAAGGGAATCAATTTGGAGTGCAGTGTAGTTTGTGAACACTCCAGTTGTTCCAATGGGTGAGACAACGTGAAATCCGTAGGCGTTGGTCACTGTGCCCCCGCCTTGATTGAAAAGGGCAGCCCAGTACGCGTCTAGTTCGGTGATTGGTCCGGTGTTTCCGGCGTTCAAAGTCCCAGCGTCAGCGGTGACACCATTTAATCGAGTTACTGTTCCATTCCCAAGGTTGAACGCTTCTCCTGACCATCCGATGCATAAGGCGAGTGTGCCGGTTCCGTTGTGATCGCACTCCATGTGGGCTGCGGCAAGTTCGTTTGTGTAATTGCGAGTGTTTGATGCTAGCGTGGCTAAATTGCCGTTGAGGTTAAACAGTTCCACTGCTGAAGCTGCGCCCGGGTCAGCGAGAAACGTCCAAAAATTATAAGGA